CCTCTACGTTAGTATTAATATTATCTGTTTCTGAGGCATGCTCGTGTCTTAAACTCCACTGGTGTTCATAAGTCAGAGCTAGTGATCGATACTTCTCTTGTACCTTTATCCCATCTGCTGATTTAGGATTAAGACCAAGTTGATATATCACCTCCATACCTCTAAACTGTATATGTGAAGCTATATCTTTATGATCAGCTAGAAGTTGACCGGTTTCTTCGTCTGTCAGCATCTTTGAAATCAGATCGTCAACAGTTGCGGGAGCCATTGCGATGGCATCATTAGCTCTTTTACTTCGTGTGTAAGGGTTGCTGGTTTTTTCAAGGGATCTTAAGTAATCAGCTTCTTGTTTAAACTCTACCTTTCCTGTCTTCTTATACTTCTCAAGAAGAATAGCACGTTGTTCAATAATCTTATTAAGCTCGTCTGCTTTCTTAGCCTTTTGAATAGCATAGAAATTCGAGATGTTGATTATATCACCTCTAGCTACTGACTTATTATATTCCTCTACAGAACTTCTTTTCTGAAAAAAGTCAACAGTAGTACTAGCTGTTTCGGATAAAGTTCTAGCTAGTGTAGGAGATAAATCCGCCCACACTTGTGCTAAATCTTCTTGATCTTTAATTCTTTGTTTAAAGTTTTCTTGTTGTCTAATATTATTATTTTTTAAAGCTTCTGATCTTAGTTTACGAGGAGTTACTTCTTCTATCTCATAGACTTCTTTTCTATTATCAGCTTCTCTAGATAGCTTACCCCTCATGTCTTGTAGATATTCTCGAGACTGAGTGCTTTGCTGTCCGGCTAGCTTTTCAAGTTGTCGAACCTTTCTATTAGTCTGCTCTTCCATTGGCCGTAGCCCAGCAGCTAATTGTAGGTTTCGAGGATTGCCACCAGAGGCGTACCTCTTGTAGCTTTTACTTCTTGCCATAGTATGTTAAGTATTGAAGGCTTTTATTAAATCGGTCGCTGTGCTTGCAAGACTTGTAATAGCTGTACCCCAGACTCTATTCGACGCAGCCGCTGGAGAAGCCATAGCTCCTCTTATTGGTTCTGGTCCAAAGTCGTAGTCTTGGAATACACGTGGATACATGTATTGTGCTTGTGGTGTTGCAAGTGGTGTGATTGGCATAGGTAGCACACCGGGGTCGAGCATTCTAGCTGCATAAGCATTTAGATCAGCAACTGTTGATTCTCGGCCTATAGCCCTAAGTGTACTATTAGATTCTCGTGTAGCGTTTGCTAACGACAAATCTAGGAGTGCTAATTTTTGTGATGTTTCTAGTAATTTTACAGAACGAGCTTTCTCTGCGGATCGACCTGTTACACCTCGAGCTCGTATCTCTCCTTCTGCTGATAGCATATCGAGATATTCATCATTCTTTTCATATAAACTTTCAGTTCTTATTTCTTCTAATTTACGTTTTTCATCTTCTCTTGCAGCTCTCGCTTCTTGTGCATTTATACCGACTTGTCCGGCATATATAGCTTCAGACTTTTGGAACATCTTTTCATTCGTCTCCTGTTCCATATTACGAATCTGAAGATTATAATTATAGTTCTGTAAATTAGAAGCATCTTTATACGCAGCAAGTTGTCCTTCTTGCTGTGCTTTCATTTGTATTTCTTTAACAGCAAAGTCTCGATCCGCTATGGCCGCTTGTTTTTGCATTTCCCAAGCCTGCGTATCATATTGGTATTGAGCATCTGTTGCCTGATTCTGTAATCGAGCGGCTTCTTTAGCGGAGTCGGAGCTTTTCTTTGCCCCATATAATCCGACAAGCCCTCCAACTACTGGTGCTATCCATGGTAACATGTTATTTCCTCAAATAAAATCTAGGTGAGTATATTCCTTCCCACATCATAGAATTTAAAGAGACAGGGAATGGTGAGTCGTTGAATAATCTTAATGTAAAATTATCTGTTTTTTGATGTATAGGTAAGGTAAATACAGTGTGATCTGAAATAGCAATATCGTTAGCTAAATATTGATCTGCTAATATAACTGGATTAAGGTTATACCACTCATCAAGAAATATAACTATCTTAGATTTATCAGCTGGTGCAGAGTTGAATGTAATCTTAGGTACGTTACCGCTTGTAGTATCTATAGTAAATGCAGTAGTTACCACATTATCTACTGTTACTTTTACTTGATCATTGTCTACATAGTTTAAGTCATCATTAATCCAACTAAAGACTGTTGTAGATCCATCACCTGTATATTCTTTTTTACCTTGACGCACACCTTTTGACTTTAGTTTAAATGCCATAACTCCTGATAATCCTACAGCAAACTTCATACGAGCTATTGTAAGATTAGCAGTAAAGTCACTCTGCTTCATAGCATCGTCTACTTTATAGTAAGTCTTTGGTAATGTGACATCAAAGTCAAACTTATAGCCTACTATAACATCACTCGCTACACTTGTTAAGTTTTTAAATGGTACTTTGAAATATGTGTTACCACTTTCGACAGCACGTTCTGGTGATATAGTAAATCCAGATTCAATAAACTGACCTGTAGCTGTAGTACCTTTAATAATGAGTACTGGTGTAAGATTAGTTGCATCATTATATGGTATAAAACATTTGGAAAACTCATTTGTAGAATCCCAAACTACTGAACTTGCAGTCGCATATAAGTCCATACATGGATTTAGTCTCTGCCCATCATTATTAACAATAATAGCGTCTTCTGGACTTTGACTAAGACTAGCTTTGCTAAGAGTGAATTGGCCACCCTGTTTTGTTACAGCAAAGAAGTCATCAGAGTCAGCTGCTATAGTTTGTACAGTTCCGGGTGCTTCCCAGTTAAACCACGTTTGTAGCTTTATTTCGTTACCTTCAGAATAAGATCTAAAGAAATATATGTATCTTGTACTTTGTCCTGAGAATGCAATAAACTGGTTTTGAGCACTTGCAATTAATGTATCTACAGTAGATGGTACCCACTCACTAACTATCTTTCCGATGTCTACTACCTGTGGGTTTTCGTTTTCTCCACGTGTGACCATGCCGAAGATCCGTGTATAACTAGGGGTCTTACTGACAAAGTTAATTGTAGTACCAGTATCAACAGGGTCAATGATCGTATCCATTTCATAGTTAGCAATCGCTCGTATAACGGTTTTTGTTGGTGTAAGTATACCGTCATTAGATCCCATAAGAAACTGCTGGTTTGCACTAAATAACACAAGACCTTGTGTAGATGGTAATACACTATGAAGTGCAACCGGTTTAGTTGTGCTTGCACTTAAATCAACAGGGTCTGAGTCTACAACAATCTGAGCAGAAGCGTGATACATATTGAAGAAATCACCTGACTGACTCATGGAGACATTATCCTCAGACAAGAATCCTAACCTGTTGTTATGGAAGAATGACTGTTGTATTTTAGATCCTACAAAAGAAGGATGTGAATTAGTCTCATCGTCTCCTACTGTTCTAGCTGTCCATGCTACACGTTGAAATGTAAATGCATTAGTTCCGGTATTTAACAACTCGTGTGGCATAGTTGCTGCATCAAGTCCAGTAGATTTACTTGGATCTAATCCTTCAGTCCAGTAACCTTTACCGGATGTACCATCATTAGCTACAAACTTTAAGTAATAAGGTTTTGTAACTGCACCACTGTTAATAATCTTAACAACGTGGTTGTGCATAGATTGGTTAGGCAACTCAGCTAATGTAGCTACCTCATTCTGAAATGCATTTAGCTGTGTACCATATATACCACCAGTACCTGTTAATGTAAATGCAGAAGTACGTGATAAATGTAATGAGTTTTCTAGTTTAGTAACTGTTAAGTTAGATATAGTTAAGTTATCTATAGCTGTCTTTATCTTACCTAAAGCATCAGAGTAAGAATCATCACTGTCTGTAGTTACAGTCCAATTTGATCCAGCTACAGTACCACTGTATGTTGTGCTAGTTGATATACCACTTAAGACAATAGTACCTTGCTTGTTAGCTGTAAAAGAAGGGTCAGCTGTCTTGTTAACTGTAACAGTTTTGTTAGTGATGATAGACTTATCTTGTACAGTTAGTATATCATAATCTGTACGTGCTCCTGTAAGGTATGCCTGTGCCCCTGTACCGTACGTTACGGTAGCAGCTGCCCCAGTTATAGCATTCCATATTGCAATGGCTCCCTGAGACTGTCCAGAAGGCACTGGTGTAATACAGCCTATATATTTTTCTGTTGAAGTTCTAGAGATATAGAACCATTTTGAGTTATCATATGTAGTGCCAGTACCTAGATTTGCTATCCATTGAAATCCGGGTCTCTTTGTAAGACCAAAAGTTGGATCAGGATAGCCGTTGATGCACTCCTCGACTTGACCGGGAAGTTTCTTATCATCAGATTGTCTAGATACTCCACCAAGATAATTGTCAACTCGTTGAGTAACTGATGGCATTAGCGTTGTAAAGCGTGAAATGGTTGATAGCTTTGATAGTAGTTTTGTGATCCTTGAGGGTGTCCAAACATAGTAAACTGACCTTGTTGAGTTTCGTACTCTAAAGCTATTGCTCTAGATTGTCCTTCCTCTCTTTCAAGTCTAGCATACTGATCATCATCTCCTACTATTCTACCAGATACAAGTTTAGCTGCTCTGGTTGTTATATAATTTCTTATAGCTTCGGGTAGATCTATGAAGTCAAACTCCCATATAACATCACATTCGATGGGGCTGTACTCCCACTCAAAGGTATGATTCTGTCTATCGTACAGTTTACCACTTCTACGTATAGCATCATAAGGTGAGTTCTGAGCGTTTTCTGTTAGTTTGATTTGTATAATGTTATTAGGTATAGGAATCTCGTTATTAACATCTTTTGTAAATTCGTAGTGGTACTCCTTATTAAAAGTCCATCCTTCGGATTGTACCTCTCGTGACACCTGTAACAGTGTATCATAAGCAATCGCAACTTCCGGGTTGGTTTGGTCTAGTGTAGTTACAGGAGCTTGACCACATGACGTTAGTATTTGGTTTATAGCTGGTAGCTCTTGCGTAGCGTTTGTGGTTGGAAAAGGCATAATAAAAAAAGGGAGCCGAAGCCCCCTGTATAAAGAATAAATTAGTTGCTGTTAGCAGGGTATGTGTTACCGAATACAGCGTTACCTGTAGATCCAGTAGCAGCACCAGCGATTAGCTCGACGCAAGCAGCAGGGTTTAAGAAGTCTGCACCCATAGCTAGACGTCCAAGAATCACGTCACCTTGGTAGACAACTGAAACGTCACCAGAAGTAATCTGAACCTGTGGTCCGATAGCTTCTACAACACCAGCGGCTTCTTTCTGGAAGATAAGTCCGCAGCTGTTAGCGAAGTCTGTAGCGTTACCATAGTTGTTGTTAAGACCTGTTACAGAAGCTCTACCGTCTTCTGCAGTCTCTGCAACGAATGATCCTGTGTTTCCGGGATCTGCTACACCGGGGTTTGTTGCAGATGCAGTTCCGTACTTAGTACCATATGATCCGAAGAATGGGATGTTCATTGACTTGTAGATCTTGATGCCTGCAATTTCAATGATTCCGTTTCCGGACTGTAATGCTGAACCTTGTACATCTCTGTTAACAAGACCGTTAGAACCGACAGCTTGTATCAATTCGTAATATTGTCTTGGGTTTAACACAGCGACTCTACCGTCAGTAGAAACCCCTTTTTCGTCAAGGGCAGCAGCTGCATCATAGAATGCTGCTATTAAAGCTGCTGAGTCGTATGCGTTATTAGCTTGGTTAGAAGTACCAACGCGGATTTGTGTTCCGCCGGGCTCTACAAAGCCTGACTTAGAAATTGGAGAAGCTTGTCTAGCACCTTTAGCGATAGCTCTAAAGATAAGTCTATCGTACTTTTGTGCAAGAGCATAACCAATCTTCTTGGAAATCTCTCCTCTCAATTCGTAGTGAGCAAGTGTTTCATCTAGCTCATAGACAAATGCACTAGAGATAAGTAAGTCATCAATAGTAATTGTCTTTTCAGCTACTGGTGGTGCACCATCGGTGTTACCTAGTATGCTGTTACCGGGTGTATGATACTCGGCTTTTGTGTGTCCAGTGTAGATGAACTGAAGACTCTTACCGTTAGATAAGGTTCTCTTCATTACAAGGTCCCTAGCAATTGCGTTGTGCTGGAAGCCTTTGAACATCTCTCCACTGAACAGCTTTAAATAAAGGGCACGGGCGTCGCCTGCGCTATTCGATTGACCGGGGCGTGTAAGAGCCGTGGTCAGTGTGCTATTCTGTTGAGCCATTGTTATGGTTAAGGGTTATATTGCTTTCCTGTACAGAATTTTTTTCGATCGTTTTTTTTGTGGTCTATCCCACCGTCTAGACGGCTTAAGGTATCCAGCGTACTGGGCAAAAGCCAAGAGAGTTGGGAGGACTCGAACCTCCCTGTGTGGCCTATTTACCAACTACTCTTGTGTACTCAATGCCACGATATACGTAAGTTACAGTCATTGTAAAGTCCATATACCTGACCCCCGTTCCATGGTCAGATTGCATGCGTCCCCAAGGGGGATGAACGGACGTGGCTTTTAAAGAAAGGTCTTAACTCATCCCACTCGATGACATAAAAATTACTTTCTATAATTTTGTTAGATAATAACTTATGTATTCTACGTCTTCCATCAACCATTCGATATTCATTATCATACGGATTAGGTCCAGTTGTAATAATCCCCAAATAATTTGTATCAGCGTTATTATAGCGTTCACCTAACCAAGGAAATGGAAAGTTATGTTTATTTTTCCATGCGATAGATTTTAATTTAACGGATTTTATTCTTTCCTCCGTTAACAGGTGTGCAATATCTCTCATAAAAAGATAATGAACTTCTTTTAAATCTTCAGTAATACACCAATTTCCTATTAGATCATTATTTTCAGCTGTGTGATAACAATCATACCACCACTCATTCTTCATATTTATCCATATTAGTAATTTTAATATTACCAGAAACAACTAATCTTTCTTGATCTGATTCATTAGGGATTACTTCATGCCATACCCACGAAGGAAAGCATATAAAATCACCTTCATTTTGTTTAGGTGGTGTAAAGTATTCACCTTCTAAATTTGTAAATCTAAATAAAGGAGTGTCAGTTACTTTTAAAAAATGAACAAAACTTATATCATTCATTAAGTTGTGAAAATGATTATGGATATAATGTGAACTGTTTTGTGTATAATATTGCGACCAGAAAACATATGAGTATCTAGACATTTCATGTATACCAACGTCTGTAAGTAAGTCAGCCAAAATCAACTTATATTCTTCTTCCCAAATTTTCTCTGGGTGTGCATCATTATAGTGTAAGCTAGTAAAATTCTTATACTTTTTTGACGGAAGTTTTTTAAGTTGTGAAATGACAGTATCCATTTCTTCTTCTGGAAATTTAATATTTTTATGATTCCAATATGGTGGTGTAAACATTGTCAGTAGTAGTTGAGTGAACACGTGGCCAGTGTCGAGCCACACCGGACATGATAAAGAAATTAGTTATCAGAGTTATCGTTGTCAGAAAGCTCTTTATCAGTTTCTTTCTTCTTCTCTTCCTCTTCTTGATAGAAGCCATAGCGGGTGACAGCGGCTTGCAGTGTGGAATTTTGATGTGCCATTAACCTACTGCTGGTGCTGTAAGAGCTACAGGTGTAGACTCAGCTGCTGCTAGGTCTAATGGGAAGTTGTGTGCGTTACGCTCATGCATAACCTCAAAGCCAAGGTTGGCTCTGTTTAAGACGTCAGCCCATGTAGGAACAATCTTACCATTTGCATCAGATATTGACTGGTTAAAGTTAAAACCATTCAAGTTAAATGCCATGGTAGCTATCCCCATAGAGGTGAGCCATATGCCCACGACTGGCCATACAGCCAGAAAAAAGTGTAGAGCACGAGAATTGTTAAAGCTTGCATATTGGAAAATTAGTCTGCCAAAATAACCATGAGCAGCCACGATATTATAAGTCTCTTCCTCCTGACCAAACTTGTAGCCATAGTTCTGAGACTCCAATCCAGTAGTTTCTCTAATGAG